CATGACCATATGCCGGACGCCGCAGGCTATCTCGTTTGGCGTGAGCTGAACCCACTGCACCGCAGGGCTGGCCGTGGCACCGGCATTAGGCTGTACTAACGAAACATTGAACAATGGCAAAGCGCGGCGGCAGATCTGGCAGGAAATACGTCCGCGACTCAATTGGGCGGTTTGCTACGACTGGCGCCACTGCTCGGGGCGGCAGACTGAAAACTGCAAGCGGCAAGAAGAGAGCGGTTCAAACGGTAAAAGTAAAGACCGGCGGCAAGCCTTCAGGGGCCATCAAGGGGAAAATCAAGCGGGATCCTGGCGCAGCCAAGCCAGCAGCAGCGAAGCGCCGGAAGGCAATACCTAAAGACGGGACAGACTTCACCCGCGAGATTGGCCGGGCGAAAGGCAATAAACGGATCAAGAATTTGAACCAGCAAATCAAAGAGGCCGGACCAAATGCCGCAGGACTCAGGCTGGAAAAACTAAAGGTCCAGACCCGAATGCCCAACAAGCCGAGGCAAAGAATGCAACCGACGGCCAAGCAGTTAGCGAAGGAGGCTAGCCGTAATGATGCAATCCGCAGGCGTTCAGCCGAGCTGAGGGCTCAATCTGGGCGCTTACAACGCAACCAGGCAAACATCCAACGGCTAAAAAACCAAAGCCCTAAGCCTGGGAGCCGCAGGTTGTCTCCCTCGCAGATCAGCAGGACACTTCGCGCAGACACCGCAAAAGATATTTATTCAGCACCATCCACAAAAAGGCGAGCGCAGATCGTTAGGAATCAAGCAGGCATCGCCAGAACAGAACGGGCAAAAAACAACTCCATGAGGCTTCGATCTGATCGATTGGCAGAATCCAAAGCAACAGGATTGCCGATGATCAAGGTTACTAAGCCCAAGCGCCGCAGGAGCTGACCTGCTACGATGCTTCATTCATAGGTTCCCCAGACCTCACTCCTTGCAGGGAGTGGGGTTTTTTAGTGCTTATCGACCGCAGCGGCTGACCTGCTACGCTCAGCACGTTGCCTGAGTTAATGGGTCTCAGGTTTCATTGGGCAAGTGGGTTCCTGGCCTCAGCGAGTCGAGCCGCTGGGGCTTTTTAGTGCCTATAAGCGTCCGCTGCTTTCTTTGCATTCGCATTCTGCAGTTGCCGACGATGCGACTTCACTAAGTGCCAAGATGACACGTTGCAACAGCTCGTGATCCCTTCCTCTGTCAGGCACACCCTCACGCAATCGTCCGCAGTGGGGCTGACGTCCAAATCGTTCATGCCTGTTTTGATGCCTCTTGCTAGGTTAAAGCCGAATGCACCCCCAGCCTCATGGAAGAATTTCTCAATGCTCTCGACGATCTCATCGCAGAAACTGAAGGGCTCAGCGTGATCGAGCTTGTCGGCGCTTTGGAACTAGCCAAAAACGACATTATCGCCGGGCTGGCCGTTGCCGAACTGATGACCGAAGACAATGAAGAGGCAACAGCATGAACCGGCCCATCGTTACCGCTGTTGGCCGTTTGCTGCAGCCGAAACACGGCGAACCGCGAAAGCATCAGCTGATTCAAGTTGATGCAAATGGCCGTGCCAAAATTATCAAAGATCAGCCGGCTTAAACTGTTAGCAAAAGGCGGCTACAGCATTGGTCTATCAATCAACTGCACGGAACACAACTAGAACGTCAAAGGTCGTAAATGTCTATGACCCAAATCAGGCATGGATTGATCAGGAACCACACTGGGAGCTGATCGAATGCTTGCTGACGGGCACCTATGGCATCAGGAAGGAGGGCCGTAAGTATCTCCCGCAGGAACCGCGTGAGCAAGATGATGCCTATCAGAACAGGCTGCTTCGCAGCACGCTGCAGCCGTATTACGTCAGGCTTGAGCGGCTGCTGGCAGGGATGCTTACGCGCAAACCCGTCAAGCTGAATGGCATCTCAGATGGCATTCGTGAGGACTTGTTCGACGTTGACCGGCAAGGCAATGACCTAAACACTTGGGTGTATGAAACAGCCAGAAAGGCAATCCGTTATGGACATGTTGGTGTTTTAGTTGATGCACCGTCAGACGGTAACGGCAGGCCATATTGGTGCGCCTATACGCCAAGGGACATCTTGGGATGGCGCACTGAGATCCAAGACGGCAAGCCACGGCTTGTGCAGCTCAGACTGAAAGAACAGGTCACTGAGCCTGATGGAGAATACGGCGAAAAAATAGTTAATCAGGTAAGAGTATTAACGCCAGGGTATTACGAGTTATTCAGGCAAGATGAGAAAAAAGACTACACATTATTCGAGGAAGGTAAAACAAGCCTGAGTGAAATACCGTTTTCAGTTGTATACAGCAACCGCGTCAATTACTTGCAATCAAAACCGCCGATGGAAGACATTGGTGAATTAAACATCAAGGCGTACCAAGTTCAATCAGATCTTGACAACATCTTGCACGTTGCAGCGGTGCCGATGCTGGCGATTTTCGGGTTTCCGCAATCAGCAGAGGAGATCAGCGCGGGGCCAAATGAAGCGCTTGCGTTACCTGAAGGCGCATCAGCTCAATACATCGAGCCAGGTGGCGCAAGCTTTAACGCATTGTTTCAGCGGTTGGATCAGATCGAAAAGCAGATCAATGAGCTGGGCTTGGCCAGTGTGCTGGGCCAAAAGCTTTCAGCTGAGACAGCCGAGTCAAAGCGCATTGACCGCAGCCAAGGCGACTCAACGATGATGGTGATTGCCCAAAATATGCAGGACATGATTGACAATTGCCTGCGGTTTCATGCTGACTATTTAGGCGACGCATCACCCGGCAGCGCATTGATCAACCGTGATTTCATGGGCTCCCGCATGGACCCTGGCGAAATCAAAGCGCTGCTTGAGCTTTACCTGGCCGGCACTATCACCCAATCGACGATGCTGACGCAACTTGAGGCAGGGGAAGTGCTCGGTGATGACTTTGACCTTGAGGAGGAGCTTGAGGCAACGGCTGCCGGTGGCCTGCAGGAATGAGCACACCGTCCGAGTTTTATCGGCACGCTGTTGACCTAAACAGGTTCAGCAATGCCGAGGCGAAGCAGATCGCGATCGCTTACAACCGTCTGATTTTGCAGGCCGTCGCCGACCTGCAAATTTTGGTCGAGGATGAACGAGCATTTGACCGTCAAACCAGGCTGAGAGAGATCGTCCGGCAGCTACGGGCAAGCCTCGATAACTGGGCCGGCGAAAGCTCGGCATTGCTGGCGGGGGAGCTGCAGGGCCTAGCCACATTTGAGGAGCAGTTCATCAGGGCGCAGCTGCTGGAGATGGTGCCAGAACGGATGATCGAACAGGTCAGGTCGTTGCAGATCGATCCAGGCTTTGCCCGTGCTGTCGTGATGACAGATCCAATCGAGATCGGCCTGAATGTTCTGTCTGATGACTTACTACAAGCAGTGGGACCATCACCGGCAACATTCAGGCTTACAGCAACGCAGGGCGCTCAAATCACGCTGCCTAACGGCTCAACCGTATCGAAAGCTTTTAGGGGCATCGCTGAGTCTCAAGCTGAGCTGTTTACCAAAACGGTTCAGTCTGGGTTCCTAGCGGGTGACTCAGGGCCTCGAATGGCAAGGCGCCTAAAGGGGCGTTTGCAATTTGCTGATTTCGGGCCGCTATCAGTGCGACAACTAGCGCAGGCAGGGGGGCAGCTCACAGCAGTGGCGAATCATCAGGTAAATACGTTGGTGAGAACTAGCGTCAATCAAGTAGCAAATGCGATCAGCCAAGCCACCTATAAGGCCAACGCTGAAATCACCGAGAAATACAAATATGTTGCGACGCTGGATTCACGAACTTCGGCACGCTGCAAGGCGTTAGATCAGCAGGTGTTTGAGTACGGCAAGGGGCCAACACCCCCGCAACATTTCAACTGCAGATCAACGACCGTCCCAGAGATCGATTATGCAGCGCTAGGGATGCCTGAACCGCCACCTAGCGCAATACGCAGGCCGGGCATTATTTCAGGGCCGATGAGCAAAGCAGCCAAGACGCGGACGGTTCCGGCGAATCAGTCTTATGGGGAATGGTTGCAGGAGCAAGGCGACAACGTAAAGCGCGATGTTTTGGGGCCTAGCAGGATCCCTTATTGGAACAAGCTGGTGAAGAAATACGGGCCAGAAGATGCAATCCGTAAGTTTGTCGCGAATGATGGTTCAGAGCTGACATTGAAGCAGCTCAAAGCAAGGTACGGGCAACCGTAGAATGAGAGCAGCAGCGACTTAGCTATGAAATGCGGCGGTTATAAGAAGCCAAAAGGCACCAAGAAAGGCGGTAAGAAGAAATGAGAAAAGGGCAGCGAGTCAGCTGGGTTTATCAAGGCAAGCGCACGTTTGGCACTGTTACCGCAATGGGCGGGGCCAGGGCAGCGATCAAAGGCCCTAGAGGTGGCAACATCGTTAGGGTCGGCACTGCTGATGATCCAGTGGTCAAACTCAAATCAGAATCGACAGGCAACCCAGTCCTGAAGCGTCGATCACAGTTGAAGGCAGCACCAAAGAAAAAGTGAGCATCAAGCGCGGCGGCCATACGTTTGACGGTTACAACAAGCCGATCCGAACGCCAAACCATCCCAGCGGCAAAAGCCACGCTGTAGTGGTGAAGGCGGACGGCAAACCGAAGCTGATTCGGTTTGGAATGCAAGGCGCAAAGCCAAAGCCGCCACGTAAAGGTGAGTCAGCTGCTGATAAAGCAAAACGCGCATCATTCAAAGCGCGACATGCGAAAAACATCGCCAAAGGCAAAACTTCTGCAGCCTATTGGGCGAATAAAGTAAAGTGGTGAGGCAAATAAGCCTTACGGGTTTCACATGACCGACGAGATTACGTCTCAAGAGCAAGAACAACCAGCAGCTGATGTTGAGGCGCTAAAGAAAAGCGTTGAAGCATTAGAGCGCAAGAATTATGAGCTGATTGGCAAGCTGAACAAAGCAAAAGCTGCTGATGTTGACGTTCAGGCCCTGATTGACTTCAAGGCAAAGGCTGAGCAAGACCAACTGGAAAGCAAAGGCCAATACGCCGAGGCCAAAGCTGCACTTGAGCAGCAGTTCAGGGAATCAGCTACTGAGAAAGACAAGCGGATCGCGGAGCTGACCGATCGGGTGCAAGAACTTGAGTTGATGGCACCAGCCGTCAGCGCATTGTCTGATGTGGTGCATGACCCTCAACTGGTGCTTAACACCCAGTTGAAACGCGACCAAATACAGCGTGAGCCTGATGGCACTGTCGTGGTGGTTGATGGCTATGAGCGCACCCCCGTTGGGGAATGGGCAAAGGCCAAAACACCGGCATGGATGCAAAAGGCACCAAAGCCGCAGGGCAGCGGGGCTCCATCGTCGAGGGCTAGCGGTGAGATCACACCAGGCACAAAGAACCCGTTTAGTGCTGAAAACTTCAACCTGACAGAGCAGTCACGACTGTATAAAACAGATCGTGATTTGTACGAGAGGTTAAAGAATGCTGCAAGCCGCTAATATGTTGTGAAGGTGAAGCTACGCAGAGCCGGAAGGGTTACGCCCGAAAAATAAACAACCATTTTTAGGAGGTTAGTCATGGCGGTTCTGCGCAGTGACATCATCATCCCGGAGATTTTTACTCCATATTTGATCGAAGAATCAACGCGGCGTGACGCATTTTTGCAAAGCGGTGTTGTGCAACCATTGGCGCAGCTTGATGCGTCTGAGGATGGCGGCGATTTCGTCAATGTGCCATTTTTCTCAGCCAATTTAGCTGGCGATTTTGAAGTTCTGTCTGACAGCTCTTCACTGACTCCAGGCAAGATCACAGCCGACAAGCAAGTAGGCGTCGTGCTCCATCGTGGCCGTGCGTTTGAATCCCGTGATTTAGCAGCGTTGGCATCTGGGGCTGACCCGATGGCCGCTATTGGCCAGAAGATGGCCAACTATGTGAACCATCAGCGTCAAAAGGACTTGCTCGCATGTCTCAGCGGTGTGTTTGGCCCGGTCAACAACACGTCATCTGCTGCCGCGTTCTTTGAGCTAACGATCGACGGTGAATCTGGCGATACTCCAACATCGCTCAGCCCCCGTCAGGTTTCGCAGGCCCGTGCATTGCTCGGTGATCAAGGCGAAAAGCTGAACACAATCGTGATGCACTCAAAGACCTATTACGAGTTGGTGGAACGTCGTGCTGTTGATTATGTCAAGGCAACAGATGTTGCCGGCGGGGATGCAACTGCATCCGGCGGGTCAATCGCTAACGCCTATGGAGAGGTCACAGTCCCGACCTACTTGGGGATGCGAGTCATCGTCTCTGATGACGTGAACACCGTTGGATCTGGTGCATCGACTGAATACGCCGTTTACATGTTCTCTCAGGGCAGCGTTGGCAGCGGCGAGCAGGCTGGCATTCAGACCGAAACTGACCGGGACATCTTGCAAAAGTCTGATGCAATGTCAATCGATCTTCATTACGTCTACCACCCAGTGGGCGCAAAGTGGGCCGTGACTGATGCAAACCCAAATCGCACCCAGTTAGCAACTGCTTCCAACTGGAGCAAAGTGTACGAAACCAAGAATATTGGAATCGTGCGTGCAACCGTCGTTTCTTCAATGGATTGATCAATCATGGCAAGTATCTTTGAGACATCCGCCGGGCTGGCCATTGGCTATACCTCCGGCGGGGCTGTAACCCAGCTCACAAGCAAGGCAACAGGCGTAACCGTGAACGCTCCATCAGGGGCTATCACGACTGACGATGCATCACTGGCCGGTAACGCTGAGGTGACTTTTACCGTCACCAACAGCTCTGTTACCGCTAGTGACGTGGTTCTGGTCAGCGTCCAGTCTGGCGCGAGCACAGGGCTCTATCTGGCGTTTGTGTCCGCCACTGCTGCAGGAAGTTTCGATGTCACACTCTCAAACCTCGGTTCAACCGCTGGTGAGGCCGTGGTCATTAACTTTGCAGTGATGAAGGCTGCAGCCTCATAACCATGGGGCTCTACGCTTTTAGGAGGAAGGCGAAGGAGCAGGAAGCAGCAGCAGCCACCGCCAAGGCTGTTGCTGCTCCGGCACCGGAGGAGACCAGCAAACAGGAATCGACTGATGGCAGTAGTAATCGTCGCAACAGCAGGAGCCGCAAACGCAAACTCTTACCTGACGCTGACTGACGCTGATGCGTTGGTGGATGCAATGGTGTTGGGTTCTGATGCCTCAAAATGGGGCACAGGTAACGTTGATTCACGAAACAGGGCGCTTGCAGCTGCTGCACAACGCCTAGACCGTGAGCGGTTCCTTGGTGCTCGCGCAACCGATACGCAGGCATTGCAATGGCCACGGACAGGAGTGCGAAAGCCGGACACGTATTCAAGCCGATATTCAACCGGCTTCCCGTTTACGATCACGGCTGATTATTACACAGACACCGAGATCCCAGATCAGATTCAGCGGGCTCAAATTGAGCTGGCGGTTTATCTGCACAACAATAAGGACGGCATTGGCCTGAGTGGGCTTGAGGATTACAAGAGCGTGTCGATCGGAAGCATCAGCATCACGCCAAACCTGACATCAGGCGCGGTCGGAGCTGACCGGGTGCCGCCAATGTATGAACGCCTGCTAACCGGCCTTAGAATCAGCGGACCAGGCAACATTGCAATCAGAAGGAGCTAACGATGAGCTATCCAGGCTACGAGTATCTCAACCCGCATTTCATCAGCGATACCGCTGTGCATACGGGTCGTTTTTGGAAGATTGTATCACTAGAGGATTCAGAGTTCCATACGCTCGTTGGTGAAAACTTCACCGGCAATGCTTTGAGTTCAGTTGTTTTCAAATCAAGCTGTGAGATTCATGGAGTCTTTACCAGCATCAAATTGAACGGGGGGGCCGTTGTGGCTTACCGTATTTAATGGCATTGTCTAGCGCGTTGCAGAAAGCAGCGCAAAACGCGATGAAGAGCCTAGGCGGTGACGTTACGGTTCAAACCGTATCTGGTGGCGCTTATGACACAACAACAGGGCAGATCAGTGACAGCACCAGCAGCAATGAAATCAAAGGGGTGTTGCAGGGTGTATCGGATAGAGAGGTGAATGAGCTGATCCAGTCTGGCGATAAACGATTAATCATCGCAGCGGCTGACGCGGCGGCTGTCCCGACCACGCAAGACCGCGTTTTGATTTCTGGCGTTTCGCATGAAGTGATTAAGATCGACACCATTGAGCAAGACAATGAACCGCTTATCTACGAATTTATTTTGAGGGCCTAATCGTGACGCGCAACATCAAGCTTGGTGAGATTGGCGATTTCATGGGCGAGCAAGTTCAAGAGCTTGTCAAAGTCACGACTCTTGAATGGGAAAAACGAGTCAAAGAAAAAACGCCAGTAGACACAGAAAGGTTAAGAGGGGGTTGGCAAAATAAAATTGAGCCTTACGAAGGAGTAGTAAGCAATGGGGTCGAATACGCCGAGCCGGTTTGTTTTGGCAACAATCTGCCACCATCCTGGGGAGGAGAGTTCAAGACAAGACAAAACACGATCGCCGGTTTCCCTGAGCTAATCGGCAAGGAGCTTGAATCGTGGTCGAAGGAGCAGTATGAACGCATTAAGAGGAGAGACTAATGGCAGCCGCAGACCTAAATGCAGTCAGAGCCGTCATTGAGGGCAGGCTGGCCGCTGAGCTTGCAAATGCTCCGGTGATTCCAGTTGTGTTTCACAACATGGCTTATAAGCCAACCCCAAACTCTTCGTGGGCTCAATGCTTAGTGAGTTTTGGCTCTAATGAATATTTAAGTCTTGGCGGAGCTACGTCTTCAGACAATCGAATTGTTGGCTTATTACTGATCAACATTTTTTCAGCAAAAGGCGTTGGCCCTGGTGTTAATTATATGATCGGCAAACGTGTTCGAGACCTTTACAATAGGATGAACGTGTCGGGGGTTTACTTCGATGCAGCAACAGGTCCTGAGGTTCTGGGTTCACCAGCTCCTGAAGGCTACTTCCAAACTCAGGTCCGTGTGACCTTTGAATACATCGAGGAACTCTGACCATGGCTTTTTATCGCGGCGAGCAAGGCAACGTCCTTTTTAAGCATGACACTGGTGACACTCTGACTGTCGTAACGGCAGTGCGGTCATGGTCGCTGACTATCGACAAAGAGTCACTTGAAGTCACAAAAATGGGTGACACCTTTCGCGATCGAGTTGGTGGCTTAATTGGCGGCAGCGGCAGCATTGAAGTCTTTTACGAGAAGACTGCAGCGGGTGATGGCAAAGGCGATTTGATCCGTGAAATCTTGACAACCCCAGCGACTGAATCAACTGTTGCTGGTGCAGAGCTTTACACCTACGACGCAGGGAGCCAGGCGGCCACAAGCGAAAAACTTACGTTTGACTTACTAATTACATCGTCTGAGTTCAGTGCTAGCGTTGGTGAGCTGCAAATTGTGACCTTTAATTTTGATACTAAAGGCGCGATAGCTCTTACCACTGTTTCTTGATCTCGTTCATGGCTGCTTCAAATCAACGCACTGTTGACCTGCTTACCGGTGCTTTTGACCTTAGTCAGAGGCGCAAGTTTGTTGTCAACAATGCAGACGGTGAGCCTATCCTTGACTTGTATTTCAAGCCAATTACAAGGGCTGACCGTAAACGCGCCCAATCTGTTGCCAATAGTGACGAGGCTTTGGACATCAGCACACAAATGCTGTGCCAAAAAGCAGAGTTGAAAGATGGTGTCAAGGCTTTTGCTGCTGCTGATGCTGCCAAGCTGCAACGTGAATTGCCTGAGACCGTTCTGAACGATCTTGAGCTTTTCTTGTTTGGCGTTGGAGAAGAGGCGGGGATTGAAGAAGCAAAAAACGACTAAAGCAGGACAGTTGGCTCAATTTTGAGTTTTTCCTGGCCTGCGAGCTTGGCATGACGGTGAGCAAGCTTCGCACAGAGTTGTCTGATGCGGAGCTTGTTCATTTTGCTGCGTACTATCAGTTGAAGGGAGAAGAGGAGAAAAAGGCAATGGATCGCGCCAAGGCTAGACGGCGGTAAGATTGGAGCATTGCGTGAGTTGTTGTGGCAGTTTCTTCAGTCAAGCTGATTGTTGACGCACAAAACGCAGTCAACCCACTGAAGCGGGTTGCGAAAGAAACAAAGAAAGTAGAGGAAGGCGTCCGTGACGTAAATGGTCGACTTAGAGATGCGAAAGGACGTTTCATTGGTGCAGGGAAAGGCGCTCAGCAAGCTAGCGGTAGTTTTAAGTCTTTAGGTGGAGCCTTAGTAAAAGTTGCCGCAGCGTATGCAACGCTTGCCGCTGCACAGTCGGCGGTTAGAGCAGGTATTCAAAGGATTGAATCCGAAAGGCGTCTTCAGTCTTTAGCCAAAGGTTATGGAGAGGTCGCAGCTCTTTCTAATGCGGCGACTCAAGCCTCTCAGCGTTTCGGAGTTAGTCAAACAACAGCCAACAAAGCAATTGCACAGGTTTACGCAAGATTGAGGCCGGTTGGCGTCACCTTAAAAGACATTGTTAGCACTTACAACGGTTTTAATACGGCTGCAAGGATTAGCGGGTCCACTGCTGAGGAAGCCTCAAACGCGTTTACGCAATTGGCTCAAGCTTTAGGCTCTGGGGCATTGCGTGGGGATGAATTTAATAGCATTTCCGAGCAAGTTCCTGGCATCCTGACGGCAATTAGCAAGCAGACTGGAATAGCTCAAGGCAACTTAAGAAAATTTGCAGCTGAAGGGGGGATTACTGCTGATATTGTTATTGGGGCTCTAAAGCGCATCGAAGTAGAGGGCGCGGATCAACTTGCAGACGCACTAAAGGGGCCAGCGCAAGCAATTAAAGACTTTGAAAACGCAACAGAAGAAGTTCAAGTTGCTCTCACTCAAAACGTTGTCCCTCAGCTTGCCGAATCTTTTCGGGGCTTGGCTGAGTTAATTTTAAATTTAAAAGGACCCATTGAGTCCATTGGCCAGGTAGCAGCAAGCACTCTCAACCAAGTCAATAGCTTGATTGTTGCTGCTACCAGCCCCGGCGCAGTTTCTGCCAAGCGAGACATAAAAGGAGGAATACTACCTTTGAACGTTCAAGGATCAGCTGAGCTGTTTAAAGGAACAGGCCCACAAGGTAAAGGATTGAAAGGATTGCAGGAGGAGTCAATAGCACTGGCAGCTTTAAGAAAGCAAAACCGTAAAACTGTATTACTCGAATTGATGAAAAATAGGTTGGAGACTATGGACGCTCCTCCTGAAATACCTACGCTTTCGACTCCTACCCTTTCAGTACCAGTGCTGAAAAATGTCAAAAGCGGCGGCGGTAGCGGGAAAAACAAAAGTCAAACAGATCAAGCAGAAAAGCTATTAAAACAGCAACTAGAATCCGGGGCCAAATTAAGCCAGCAATTTACAAGACAAATAGAGCTTAAGGAAGCAAGCAGTGATTTAGCACGTGAAGAGTTGCAAATTGAATTTCAAAGACAAGACGCTATAGCGAGAATCGTAGAAACAGCAGAAATAAGTGAGCAAGCTGCACTTAAAGAATTGGCAAACAAAATTGCAATTCTTGATGTAGAAAAAGCGAGAGCGAAGGTCGCGGCAAAGCAAGCCAGTGATCAGCAAGAAAGAGATAAAGCAGCAGCTGAAGCCGCGCAACGTCGGCTTGAGTCTGACCCTGGATTTCAAATGCAAAAGCAATTTGAAGAGCTAATTAAACTTGAAAATCAAGTAGCAGCAGGGGCAAATGCTATTGGAAGCGCATTTAGCAATGCTTTCGTTGGCGTCATTTCTGGGGCTAAATCAGCGCAGGAAGGCTTAGCTGAAATGATGCAATCGGTAGCAAAGCATTTTCTCGATATGGCTGCAAAGATTATCGCCCAACAGACGGCAATGATTTTATATGGCACGATCATGAAGGCGCTGGGTGTTTCCATGCCGGGGAGTAGTGGATTCAATCCAGGGGCTCCAAGTATCACGGGAAATTCACTAGGCGATTTTGGCGGCGGTACGCCCTTTGCTGGAGCGTTTAGAGCCAACGGCGGCCCAGTCAGCGCAAACACGCCTTACATCGTGGGCGAACGTGGGCCGGAATTGATGGTCCCATCCACCAGCGGCATGGTGCTATCTAACAGCGAAACCCGCGAACAGCTGGACCGCCAACGAGCCGTTGCTAGCACCCGCGAACAGCTGAACAACCAGCAAGCCAAAGCCATGCAACCGCTGGACATTCGATATGAATCGACGGTCATAAATAACGTCGAGTACGTCACAGCAGAACAGCATCGTCAGGGCATGGCTCAGGCGGCTGAACGCGGCAGATCGCTGACACTCTCGGCTTTACAAGGTAGTGTTAAAACAAGGAAAAAAGTAGGACTTAGCTAATGAGCGCATTTGCCTTCGTCAACTATGCACGGTTTATGCAGGACTCGTCCACACCAACCGTTTACGCCTATCAAAATTTTTCAGTCAATTTAACAAGAACTTACAGCGGAGTCACATATAGCTTTCTGCCCTTTGCTGTTTCGACTGGTGCAGGCAGTAAGGGCGGCGACCGATCCGAAGCAGTGCTAGGCGCTGCCACTAACGAAATCAGCGTAAACATTTTTGCAGAAGCCGTTCAAAGCCGATGGTTGTTGGATCTAAAAACGGTCAGCCTCGATGTGACGAATTTTAGTGATGTTGCACTGATTCGATCTGAGCTATGGCGTGTCGCGAGTTACGACATGGATACAGAGAAAGTGATGCTAAAACTAACGTCACCGCTGGATGCCGTTGCATCTGACGTTCCAAGGCGCGTTTTGAATACCAAAATCGTTGGGGCGTTACCAACATCTGGTTCATTGGTGGTTAGCTGATGATTGACTGGAAGCCGTGGGTCGGCCTGCCTCATGCATTCGGTGAGCATCCACAGCATGGCTTGGGCGCTGATTGCGTCGTCATGGTCTGGGCGATATTGGATTCCGTTGGCGTTTATCATCCGCCGTTTGATTACAAGTGGATGGAATTAGCAACTGCAGGTAAATGGGAAGAATTGCAGGCGCTATGGAATGAAGCAACGGAGGTATTGCCAGAAATGGAAGAGCATGCAGTCTGCATGTTTAAAAATGGCGCAAGCGGTCTTGGCGTCGGTATCGTAGTAGAGAATGGGGTTTTAGTTGTCCATCACAAGCGTGGCGTGTGCTGGTTACCACCACGAGCCATGCGAGAATCTCAGTATCGTCGATTTGTGAAATGAGCAGCTTACTTCCATCTGATAAGTATCTTGCCTCGATGCTGGGGCTAACTGATGAGGAGTATTCCTGGTTTAAGGCTGAGGTACGAAAGCGCAGCGCAGAAGCTCCTGAACCTGCTGTTATTGCAGGGCTTGAAATAGGCGCAATTATTGCAATCGCCAATTTAGTAATTGGCGTTGGCCTAACTGTTGTTTCGACGCTGCTAAGACCAAAGCCATCATTTGACCAAAACGAACCAGGCAGACCACCTGAATTAAGGGCGACAAGTAGCGGCGGCCAAACAACAACACAGAACCAACGCTTTGCACCAAGATATGGCTTCAATTCAACGCAAGAGATATCCACTTTAGGATCAATTATTCCGCTTGTTTATACAAATAAAGAAACGATTGCATCTATTGTCTATGGCGGCGTTCGAGTTAATACGCAGCTGCTCTGGTCGCAAATTTATAGCCTGGGTGGATCGCAGATGCTACGGGCGATCTTTCTGGTCGGTGAGGGACCAATAGCCGCTATTGAGCCCAGCAATTTTGCGTCTGGTGGCAATACTTTAACTAGCTATGACTTTGGCAATACAACTGCCAACCAGATTGGTTCGAGGATGGCAGTATACGCAAGATATGCAAGTGGTCTTACAACTCGTATTGCACCAGGAGATCACGTTTACGGGCGAAGTGCAAGCGAAGACATAGGAAATAGCAGCAACTTAGCCGGTTCAGAAGTGTTTGGCGTTCGTGTCGGAAATAATATAACTCAGCATTTTTCCGCGACTCAGAAGCCAGCTAACCAGACAACATTTGGTGTGTACGCTTTTTGCGGCAATGATTTTGGGATGCGTCCTAACCCGACGTTTGAGCCGCAGGTACGGGCACAGCTGCTACCTGAAGGCGACGAGGGAAAGACTGAAGTTAAATGCGTATTAGACGAGGCAAAATACGCAAGCCGCAAAAAGGCTCAAGCATTTTATGGATCGCGCAGCGGGATCACGTCTTCAGGGCTGGGAGCTATCGGTGGCACAACCACTTATAAGCTTTTTTCTTCAAGTGACAAGGACACTATTTTTAGTCGTGACATTGAAGATCTTACAAATACAGGTTCATGGGTAATCGAAAAAGAGCTAATTACTGCAGAAACTCCAGCGGGTTATGTAAAGCAGTTTGATACAGGATCGGGCTCCAACAAAAAGGCTGTTTCTCGTTTCAAAAGCAGCAACATTGAAAATTTAGCTCAAAGCCTTCTAAACAGGCTGAGTGTAAGCATTACTACAGTAGTTGTAGGCAATAGCGTTACTGTTGCATGGCCGGGAACTACCAGAATTGACCCCACAAACGTAGGAGGATCAAATAAGGCATATATTGCCGTGAATATTTCTTTTAATAGCAGCGGTCTGGACAGCATTAGTAACAACGACGCAGTTGACACAGAGCTTGAATTACTCAAGGCAAGTAAGTTTAAGCTTAGATTTAAAAATGATCTTACCGCTGACGATCCCGAAGATGACATAAAAGTAGTTCAGTTTCACAAAATCCTTATAGAAGACGACACCCAGCAAGAAATCGGGCTTACAGCTCCTTCTACAAGCACAACAAGCATTGACGGGACAACTGTTCTTACTTCTGTTACGTTTCCACAGCTTGACGTTACAACATCTCAGGTGTATCCAAAGTTTAAATTTGATCGTAATACTGCGACTTGGCAGGGTCCAGGGACGACTAGCAACTCATTCACTTTTGTAAGTTGGTTTTCTATTAAAGACGCATATGTCGAGAAATGCAAGGACATTGCCTCTGTCGTCGCAGGCCGTCAACAAAGCTGGGATGATTCTATTGTTGTAGGAGAGTTGTATAAAATTGGTACTGGATTGGCAATTTGTACTAACAGAACCAATGGACCATTTAAGTCTGAAGTTGACGGAGCGACACTAACTGTTGAGGCAACATTCAAAACAGTCCGTACCGGAGTCGTTACCACAAATAGTCAATCACAAATAGAAAAAGACGGCGACACATGGCTTAACCAGTTGCTTGCTGGTAGTGGTCCTGAGCCTCGTAATGTCGCAACAACTGATGGCCATATTATGCGTTGTGCTATTGCAAGCGTATCAACAACAAGGCCGTGTAAAACAGTTGAGTTTGGCATCAGATCTACCTTAGGCACACGCATTAACGGGCTAACTAATTTTGACACTTCCAAAGGTTATGACGAGTGCGATAACCGCGCGTGCTTGGATTACAAAGGAAATATTTTAAACGAAGGCACGGTTTTATACACTGACATACATTCTTCAAACCTTGTCTCAACAACTACTGAACGGTATAGTTTTTTCTACATTAGCTATCGAGTTGCCGGAACTTCTGGAGCATTTACCCGCCTAAATAACGCATACGGGATTCGGGGCGCAACGTCACAACAAATATTTAATTACATTCAGCTTGATATGCCTAGCGTCAAGCAATGGGAGTTCCAGATTGAACCGCTTACGGGATACGAAGTTCGCAATCATGTAACAAGTAATTTATACGTTTTAGACGCAAGTTACATATTTGGAACTACCCAACTGGTTTCGGAAACAGGTGGCATTAGCGTGCTGTTTACAGGCGTACAAATCACAAAAAGTGCAGACACGTTTGCGATCAGCATTGGCCGCAGACCATCCGCTGAGGGGCAATTAAACTACCCACAAACAGATGCAGATTTCAGCAACGGCGATACTTCGTTAATAGACACTTGGGGCAAATTGGCTGAAAGTTTTGTGTATGAAGAAATTACATCTTCTGCCGAGACAGGGCCAGAACATGAAATTGTTTACATTAATGAGATAGTACCAAACTCTACTCAAGCAAATTACGACAACCTCGCATTAGTAGGCGTCAACATAAATTCGTCAGTGGAATGGCAACAATTCAATCAATTTAGTTGTTACGTGACTGGCGGTAAAACCTGCCGTCAACTGCGAAGCAGCTTAGCTGTAGGAGCAACGCATTTGCTTCCAGATATTGTGCTGGATTTAATGACCAACAGCACCTATGGGAGAGGCGATTTAATTACTGACGACATGGTGAATTTCCCTGAGTTTACAGCTGCAGCTAACTGGTGTTACTCCCGCAAATATTTCTTTGACGGTGTAATAGCTGACAAGATTAACATCCGTCAATGGTGCGCTGATGTTGCAGCAACACACCTGTTAATTTTTGGCGAGTCTGACGGCAAGTTTTTCCTGCGTCCAGCTCTGCAGTTCGATGCTGTGGCAATCACGGGCCTGTTTACTGCAGGCAATATCGTCGAAAATAGCTTCAAGCTTCAGTATTTTGATCCTGAAGAACGCGACCCGATCCAGGTGTCGGTTCGTTACCGCGAAGAACGCGCAAGCACAAACTTGGATAATCCAGGAATGTTCCCGACCGTTCGCGAAGTGTTGGTGCGTGAATCATCAGCGAGCGAGACGGTATCTCTAGAAACCAT